TTCCAGTTTCTGTTAATGTATTTGTTGTAGCTTTTACTTCGTATTTGAAAACTTCATCCAAAGATCCCAAACTTGTAACCTCGTGAGCTGCAATTACAAAACTATAATCGTCGTAGTTGGCGAAATATAAATTTTTGTAGCCACCTCGCTGGTCTTTACAGCCTAGCAGTTTTCCCGCTGAAATTAGACATGCCATATAAATTTTTTTTTTATTAAAAACCGCCCAAATTAATGAGCGGTATTTATGTTAATTAATTAGTCTAAAGATAACCAAACGATTTCCTCAGCGTTGTAATATCCAACACCTACAGCGTAAACCACTTTTCCTCTAACTTTTCCAGTTAGTAAACCGATTTCGTCTTCGTCAACCAAAGCAACTTGATTGTAGTCAGCTGTTAAACCTGTAGCAAAAACTAAGTTTTTACGCTCGTAGATAACTACTGAGTTCGCTGGCAATCCGTTTAATACCACTAAATTGTGACGTCCGAATGCTAAAGGAAAATCAGAGTTCCCCATTCCGTATGTGATCCCTTGAGTTGACAAGTGGAAAGCGTAAGCCTGAGCAACGTCCGGAGAAACCGCAACAATTAACTCTTTATTTCTCAAAGCAACCGGTACAGCGCTCAAAGCTGGTTTCAAATAGTCAGACAATACGTTTGCCTCAGTAACCGCATCAGCAGCAGTTGGTTTGTTAACGTCTCCGTCAGCAGCAAATTGAGTTAACCAACCGTCGAAGTTAGCGCTTGACGTCCACATGTCAGACTCTAATTTTTCACCAATAGCTCCTAAAACTTCCGCTTGGATAGCGTCCATAATGTCGCTTGGTGCTGTTCCGTTAGCAGCTCCTCCGCCCATAATTCCGTCAGACCAGGTTTGTCTAAAATCTTCTTTACAAACATCAAAATCGTTTTTGAATTTGAAAGGCTCGATTACATTTTCGTTTAATACGATTGTCCCAGCTGGAGCAAATCCGCAAGTGTAAGCAGTTGTTCCGTCTGTGTAAGCGATTTTTCTCAAAGAGATTTTAAAGTTTACGTTTTCAGCGATTGTTACCGCTCCTTTTTCTCTTGTGTCAATAGTTTTGAACGCTTGACCGATAATTGCACCGGCAGCCGTTCCGTTGTAGTTTGAACTTACAGTTGTAGTTGTAGCCATTTTTTAAAATTATTTTTTTAAGTTATTTAATATTTTTTGTGATCTAGTTAGTTTCACATTTTTTGTTGAAGTTTCAGCAACTTCCGGCTTTGCTTTTGTTGACGCTTTCACCTCAACTTGAGTAGTTTTAACCTCAGTAATTTGAGCGCTTAATTCGGTACGAATAGCCTCGATTTGTTTTGAAACTTCAACGCTCATATTTGTAACGATAGCTTTTATCATTTCCTCAGTAGTCATTTCAACCTCAACTTCAACCTCAGCGTCTTGAGTTTCCTCTTCAACCATTGCGTCTTTAATCTCAGCAATTAAACCCTCTTCGGTAATTACTAAAACTCTTCCGTCTTCAAGTTCGTGATCCCCAATTGGAGCAGCAACTTTGTCACCATTTTCAGCAACGATAAAAACCGCTTGCCCAGCCTCAAAAGACTCAGCCTCTAAAATAGTCACACCATCTTTTAGCATCATTGTAGCCATTGCAACCTCTACGGTTTCAACGGTTTCAACTTGCTCGGTTTCTGTCGATAATGTAATCGATGCAAAACCCTCTTTTATTGCGTTAACAATACTTTCTAAATTCATATTAATCTCAGTTTTTAAATTTACTTTCTCCATGTCAAAGACTCCGTCAATCGAAAATCCTTTGACTTTGCCAGTCTTAACGTAGTCGTTCCAAATCTCGTCGTTATTAACTTTCATTAATCCAAACCAGGTGCCGACCTCTTCGTTAAATCCGTAGTGTACCGACTTATCGTGTACCTCGTCTTCTTTTATCCAACTTTCAACAAACGTAACATTTTGAATTTGCTCTCCTGAGTGTTCAATTGTTGAATTATTTTGGTAACCTTTTAATGCGAAATTTTGTTGAACTTGCTTAATCGTTTCTTTTGGGAATACTATGTTAAATTCGTGGCCGTCCTGATTTCTATAAATCGGTTGATTTGGAATTAATATTGCACCCATTAAAATCCTTTGCTCCTCGTTTACGGTTGCAAGTTTAATTTCTTTTTGTTTTGATAGTGTTATAAAATTAACTCCTATCGCTGGATCCGAAACTAAAGACACAGCATAAACTCCCTCGTTTTCCTCTTCGTTAAAAATAACTTTGTAAGTCTCCATACTAAGATAACTTTTTTTTAGTGTTTTGTTATAAACTTTTTGCATTAAATTTTAATTTAATGACATAACTTTTTTATTTTTTTCAACTTTTAGATTGAAAATCCATATTAATTTTAAGGCTCTTTTTAAGCGTTTATTTTAATTAAAAGGACTTTATATATATTATATCGTCTTTTTAAAGTTTTTTAATTTAACGCAAAATCCTAATAAAATCAATACTTCACGGCTCAAGATTTTATCTATACTAAATATTTTTATAATAGATTTTATTTATATTAAATCGATGCGTTTGATATAATATTTCTATCCAAAGCCTGAGCTGTACTTACGTCCGACGCCACTACATAACTTTTTATCGGAGTTTGACTTTGACTTCCAATTGTCTGAGCGAGTTGGTTTGTTGAACTCGATCCAACCGTGTTGAAACTCGGTGCGGTCATTGTTGCGCCTCCGCTTGGTGCGCTACCTCCGCCACCTCCAGCGCCAGGCGTTGGAACAGCTAAAATTGCTTGTACATTTTTCAAACCTCCGGCAATTGCTAAACCGGCTGAGATATATGGATAAGCCGGTCCTAAAATAGAAATTGGATTGGCTTGAGCATTTTTAAACGCACTTTGAGCGGCTGCGTAAGTGTTAATAGTTGTCGCTGCAATTGCTGCGGCTTTACCCGCTGCAGTATCCTTTCCGATTAAATCCGATATATTACTTAGTAATGCTGCCCCTCTTTGAGCTTGTTCAATTTTTGCTTGAGTTTCTAATTGGCCAATCGTTACTCTCGTTTTTGATAAGGTTTTTGACTTCTCATTAAATTGCTCCTCTGTAATTACTTTGTCATCAAATTGCTTTTGGAATAGCGCTTGTTCTGCATCTACCGCAGCAAGTCGAGCCTCGTAAGTTGCTGTTGAGTCATTAGTTATTTTTTCTAACTCTGCCGCTTTTTTCTCGTCGGCTTTTAATCTAATATCGTCTTCAATCTTTTTTAATTCGTCTAAATGGTCTTTGGTTAATTTCTCAGTAGATAAATTATTCGCTCTTAATATTGCGAGTTTTTCCTCATATTCTCTAGTTTCTTTTTGGGCTGGAGTTTCTGTTTTTTTATTTAATTCATTTAAAATCTCCATTGCCTTTTTAGCCGAGTCCATGTCGGCCGAGAGTTTGTCGTCAGCGATTTTTTTCAAAGCCGCTTTCTCTTCCTCTTCTTTTTTCTTTGCTGCCTCTTTTGCATCGTTTCTCGCTTTGTCGGCTGCCTCTTTATTTTTGTCGGCTACCTCTTTATTATGGTTGGTTTGTGATTGTCTAATTTCAACCTGGTGACGATTTTGAATGTCTTTTTTTTCGTCAAACGCTTTTTTTAAATTCTCATTTTGTTTATTGACTTGCTTAACTGACTCGTTTGTTAATTCAGTTTGTTTTTTAATTAACTCCTCGTCAGCTCCGGAGGCTTTTAACGATGCTAAATAATTCTTATTTTTTTCGTAAGTATTAAAAGCAATTGCTCGAGCCGATTTCTCGTAAGCAATTTTCTCGTCAATCAATTTTAATTCCAAAGCTCTAATTGCCTCAGCGCTCATTCCTGAGGCTTTTGCCATTGCTAGCTCTTGCTTTTGTTTTTTGTCAAACTCACTAGCATTTTTCTCAAGACTTTTTGTTTGATTGTCGAGAGCTTTTTTATTTGCCTCAACGGCTGCCGTATTTTTAGCGTTTTCCGCTGAGCTTTCTCTAAAATAATTAACCAACGCAACTCCCGCAGCAATTAAAGCGGCTATTACTACAACAAGCGCCCCGATTGGATTGGCAGCTAAGGCAGCATTCCAAAGCCATTGCCCGGCCGTTACGATTTTTTGTACTATTGTGTAACTTTTAGCAACCGCACTCAATTGCTTAAATGAGTCAACGCTCTCTCCAATCGTTTGTAAACCCTGAGAGATAGCCATTGCGCTCTGTACTTTTAAAAGCGTTTGCTCTACCTCT